CTCATATTATTTTTTATTAATTTTTAATTTCTCCCTTCTAATTCTCTGCCACACGATCGCCTTCTTTGAATTTTTTTTATTGTAAAATTTCTGTCTACATTTTGGGCTACAGAATGTCCGGAACCTCGAGTTCGGAAGATCTCCACCACAAACTTTACAGTCTGTTCTTATTTCTATCATATTATTTAATTATTTTTTTTTGAAATAGTAATATCTTTGCTTTTTACCTCATAAAAATTAGAATTATCAAAAATTATATAACCACCTTTTACAACTTTAGTTATATAAAAATTATAGTCTAATGGAAGTGTCAAACCACCATCAACATTTTTCATAAATTTAAGACAGTTTACTTTACACCATTTCCCTAAATTTTCTTTTTTCATAATTGTTTTTCATTATAAACTTCAAAGAAGTTTTTTGACTCTCTTTTTGTTTTAAATAGTTTTTGTTTTTTAGGCATAATTTTATTCAATTAAAATGCTATTAAATACTCCGGCGATCCACCGTCAATCATTCTATCTCTGATCGCTTTGCGGGTTTCGTTGGTTAATCTGTTTGCTAATAATGTTTGGTTATCAACATCAAACATAGCTACTATATACATTATGTTATCTTTTATATTCTCTAAATCTTTAATCCTTCCAACTTTACCGTCAACATAACCGTAAGTATTATCCATAGTATTCCAAACTTCTATAGCTTTTGCTTTTACTTCTTCAAACTGCTCTCCTGTTGGAGCAGTATAATATAATTCTGTTGTCATAATTTTATCTATTACTTAATTCTTCTAATCTAATATTGATCTCAATCAACTTTGAAATCAAACCCCGTTGTTTAAAACTCAAAGTCTTAAACCCTTCCCAAATTTCGTTCTCTTCTTTTTGTAACTTTTCTATTTCTTTTTCTTCATTCATAATTTTATTTTAACTCTTTAATAAACTCCATAAGAACATACCCGAATGCAAAACCTGTCACTACTGCAAGAATGTTTATAACTATCATAATATTTTTATTGATTAAAACTAATAATAACTCCTTCAATTTTTGCCCCTGTGTTCAACTCTAAATCTTCATAGAAAGTATCGTAATCTTTTCCGGTCACATTATCTACATCGTCTCCGAGGTAATTATATTGCAACTTATCTAATTGATTTTTAAACTCTTCAACTGTTCCTTTGTAATTTGAAACTCTTTGGATCTCTCCTTCATCGTCTTTAAAGTAAAATGTTTCCATAGTAATTTATTATTTAATTATTAACCTTTGTTGCATAGTGGTTACACTTACTCCAACCTTCCTTCCGGCTATCTTCTAATAGTTCTGAAACTTCTTTGAAAGTTGTGATCTCTCCCAAAACATTTGATAACATCAAGTCCACGATCAATTCTCCGGCTTCATCATCGTCAAGTGCATACTCGCTATCGTTATCAATTTCCATTTTAACCATGTTGTAAAACTCCATGTACCCATTATCAAGTACTCTTTTTTGATCTTGATATATTTCTTTTAAATTCATATTATTTTTCATTATCTTCATTATTTATAATCTCCTCCCATTGTTTAATGTTATGTATTCCGTTTGTTATAATTTGTATTGTTTCAGCTTCAATTTCATTCAATTTATTCCTTGTTGCTAGCAGTCTATCCTTTTGATGTTTATTCGCACAAAATACTCTGTATTCTCTGCCGTCTTTAAATGTTATTCTATATAGTGTTGTTTCCATAATTATATTTTTTTCTTTAATGTTTTAATAATAAATAATTCTATCTCTAGTTTTACAATATCGTTTATATCGTCCATTGTAGAGCTTCCAACTTCCATGCTGATAGAATTATAAAGTCCGGATAATCTTTTGCTTATTTTCTCTTGATTTTTACTCATAATATTTAATAATTATTGTTAACAACGGTATCCGTTGGATAAATTGTAATAAAGTCTTTAGTTCGAACCCATTTTTCTCCTACAAATTCTCCGTCCTGTGTAACAGCAACTTGCATAACTGTTTTAATTTCATTACCTTCACTATCATTTGATAAAAATACTTCTTTATCTTGACTAAATTTCTTTAGTTCTTTAATTAGTTCTTTAATTTTCATGATCTTATTTTTTATTACTCTCTTTTTTAATAATAACTGTTGGCTTCCTATCTCTAAACCACTCTAGTGCTTGATCCTGTGCTTCTTCGATCCCGTTGGCTGATACTCTATAACTCGCACTGTCTTTAATTTCTACTATATATATATTTTCCATATTATTTTAATTAAACTTAATACTAATAAACTCCCGCACTATTACTTCTTCACTATGGTTGCAATAATTCTCGCACCATGTTTTTGCTTCCTGCATATTCTTTTTGAGAATTATTGTAATTTCTTTACCATTTATAACTATATATTTTTTCATATTATCTATAATTATTTAATAACCACGAACCGGCAATCTTTGATTTTGTTTATAATTGTTTACATTCTCCTGCATGTACTCGTCCCCGCCACCATTGTTTACATCATAAAAATAAACCTTCACCGCTTCTTTGAACTCTTCGAACTTCTTTAGATCTCCTTTCGATAACAAATTCTCGTCAAAATTCTGGCCGGCTGTTATTGATCCGGCAATTCCACCACCTAAATAATTCTGATAAGCTCCGGCTTCCGGTACTTCTCCGGCTTCTTCTATTGCTTCCAATGATCGATCGCAAAACAATTCTGTTAGATCAACTTTAATTGATCCGCCACGATATGAGATATTACAATTTTGAGTATTATTTTCTATATACTCATTCAAATTCGCTTGTTTTCTTTTTGTTAACATGATATTTATTTAACTAATTTATAAAATTGATAATACATAGTCATTTTTTTATTTAATTGACTATATAGTACCCGCAAAACTTTTACGGGGACTAATAACCAGTTATAATGTTTCAATTGCTCCCTTCAATCTCCTTGTTTTTTCCTTCTCCGGCAATTCAGACCAATTACACGGCATTCGAACCGCTCCGCCGGTTGCTGTTTCTAGCATTCTTGCTTTGCTTTCGTTTCTTTTCTTTTCGTCCGGTTGCATTACATCGGCAAGTGCTGAAAACATTTTTAAACTTTTTAACACGGGATCCTGTGCTTCTCCGTTATTCTCGATCATTTTTGATCCTTGCTTCTTTTCTTTTTCTGTTAACTCATTGCTTCCGATCATTTTTTGTAAAACTGATTGAAATTCGTACCTTTCCCAAGTCCTGTTTAGATAGCAAATTTTTACTTGATCCACTTGTTCGCCGTTTCTTAATAACACGGCTTCATGTTTGAAAGCACTTCTTGTTTTTTTCCACTCGCATTTTATTGATAGATCTTTATTTATTTTAAATTCTCTCATGATATTTTGCCGGATAACCCGCCGGCTCGGGGATCTTAAAACTATTTTTTTATAAACACTTGGTAATTTGTCGAAAAGCAATTGTTCGTTGGTAGAAAAATTACCGCCATATCGTCGAATAGATCGTATTTTTCTTGCAATTTATCAAGTTTTTGTTCTACATTGTCGCTTGAATTCTCTCCGGCATCGCTCCAATTTCCAGTTACCCAGCCATTATCTTTTTCTTCCCATTCGTCTTTGTTTATTGCTTCCGCTGTATAATATCCCCGCCAGCCGTCAGTTCTAACATATTTTATTTTAAAATCTTCGTTCGTTTCGCCATGATTATTTATCAAAAATTCGCCTGTTTCTTCGTTGTCTTCTTCTTCTCGGTTGTCTTCCATTATTAGGACTGTATATTTTTTATCTTCCATATTATTTTGCCGGATAACCCGCCGGCTCGGGGATCTTAAAACTATTTATAATCTTATAAAAATGCACAATTACTTTCGATAATTTCCATTAGTACACTTTCTTGCTCCAACTTGTCCCGCAATTCCTTCCCGATCCTTGCAAGTTCAACCGGGTTTTGATCGGTTATAACTTCAATCTTCAATGTTTGCTCCTTTGCTCCTTTCCAATACCCCACCACTTCTGAAGCTGTGAAGCCGTCAAAATGATTAGAAACTAGCTTTTCGATCTTTTCGATCTCTAGTTCTTTTGTTTTGTTATTGTGGCCTATGTAATAGTAAACTTTTTGCATGATATTTTACCGGATATACCGCCGGCTCGGTGATCTTAATTTAATAAATTTATAATAAACTTTATAATTTCCGCTGTGATCCTCCCAATATAAAAGCCGTCTTGCGGTACTTGTCCGGATCCTATCCATGCGATCAATCCGAAAAGATCTAAACAAATAATAAAAGTTATGATCAAAGCTATAACTATAGCGATCATTTGCAAAATTGCTTTGGCTTGCTCTCTTCCGGTACATCGTCCATAACGATTGAACGGATCCGGCTCTAAATTTCTATCAAACATATATTTTATATTTAACTAATTGATAATGTAAAAGATTGACGATCTTTTAACTTGATATAAGTATATCAAAGGTGGCGACACAATGCAAGGATATAAAAACAAAAAGCTGGGGATAACTTTCACCGTTATTTGCGGGCTTTAATTATATAAATAATGTTGACGGCTTTTTATAGCTTGCAAGTAATAGGATCGGCGAGGTGCTGGACTATCCGGCGGATCTTTTCGTGCTTGCTTTTCGGTGCGGATCTTTTCATGCTTAGGTGCTACAGGGGGAAAGGGTAATGCTGGGCTATAGTGCGGGCGGGGTTTAATATAGTATAGACCACCAGTCACCAGCTAAACCTTTTAGAATATACCCGCCGGACTGTATAAGATAAACCTAAAAAGCCGGCTCGCTTTCCGGTGCATGCTCTAGCATGCAACTCTTTAAAAGTCTTTTATAAATAGAAAAACATTTTAATAATCATCATCATCAAGATAACTTGAAAGGGGATAACCCCTTCCGACCTCCCCCGGGTATGAAAAGGAGAATAAGAAGTATCTAACCTAAACAGTAAGTAAACAGGACAGTAAGTAAACAGGACAGTAAGTAAATAGAAAAGTTTGAGTAAGTGAACAGAGATCACAAAAAACAAAGAAAAATATAAGAATAGGGGACCCTAAAAAATTTTTTTCAGTTTTTTCGGCTTTTAACTTGACAAATGAAGTGGAAACATTGTACAGAAAGTGACATAAGAATTTAGAAGATATGGCTTAAATAAAGGATAGAACTCAGAAAAGTGACATCAAGTGACATAAGAAATAATTCTTATGTCGTGGATTATAGGGCTATAAATAAGGGTTAAATGAGAAAAGTGACATAAGAACATAAGAATTGCAATAAAGTTTAATTCAAATTTTAAAGTCACACGAAAGTGTTTTTATATAAAACTTTTCCCGTATTTGATGTTCTTATGTCACTTTCTGGGATATATGGCTCAACTAAAGGATATAATCAACGACATAAGAATTTTCTTATGTCACTTCTTATGTCGTTGATGTCACTTTCTTTATCGCATGTAGCACCTAAGGTTTTATTTTTATTTTTTTTATTACTTTTTTTATTCTGGGTAGCACCTAAGGTTTTATTTTTATTTTTTTTATTACTTTTTTTATTCTGGGTAGCACCTAAACCTTGCTTTTTTAGTTGTTATTGCTATTATTAAGGTATGGTATTCGTAAAAAAGAAACAATCTACGATGAAACAGTTAGCTTATGCTAGAAAACTTTTCGGAGGAGAAGGAACATGTAAAAAACAAATCGCTCTCGATGTAGGATATTCTTCTGCGGTTGCTAATAGTGTTTCTTCTCATATTGAAAATAAACCCGGCTTCAATAATGCAATGGCTGCTTTAGCTATCGATTCTAATAACCTAGCTTTGTCTGCGATGCACGAATTTAAAGCGAGAGGTTTTAAGGATTTTTCTAATAAGGAATTAACAAGTGCACTGAATGCGATTGGAAATGCTTGGAGTAAGTTCAATAAGGTTCCTGAAGAGATGAAAACTAAAAATGAAACGAATAAATTACGAACGGTTATTCTGCAACAGATTGAAAATCAGACAGTAACAAATCCCGGGGAAGTTCCTGCTAAAATTATTGATGTTGAACCAGATGTAATTGATGTTAATGAAGATCCCGGATTCTAACTCTACCCCTCATCGTAAGCGTATAAGATGAGGTATTTTTCATACCCTCGACCTTCTGGTTGGGGGTAGAGTAGGAATAAATAATATTATGAAAAACTTAGAAAAATAATATGAAACTAAAAACTTTTTATCAAAAATTCGAGAATACAACAAACAAAGATAGATTTCTGGTTTTTAATGAAACTCCACTACCGTCTTCTTTATTTGTAATATTCCAGCAGCTAACTGTGGTGAGAGCTCAGAAAAAATATTTCGAAGATCAGGAATCCCATCTATTATCAGTTGCAGAAAAGCAGTTTAATAAATTAGAAAACAATGGCTAATTTATATAAAGATCATAATGAAAAAATAGTAGAGATGCTAACCATAAATCCCGACTTGATTAAAAATCAGACATGGAGGTTGGCGAATTTGTATTGGATAATAACTAAGGATGGAGACAAGCAGGTATTCAAAATGAATACAGCTCAGAAACATTTTTATGATAATTATTTAGCGATACCAAAACCTTATCACAGGCATGTTATATTGAAGAGTAGGCAATTAGGTTTTACTACATTCATTGATTTATTTATTCTGGATTCTATTCTATTCCAAACTAACAAGGAAGGAATTGTTATAGCTCATAAAGTTGAAGATGCCACAACTATTTTTGATAAGAAAATTGAGTTCGCTATTCGTAACATGGCGGAGGATGTTAAAGGTGCATTTTTTAAGATCAATCAGAAGTCAGCGAGAAAAATTCAGGTGGTTATAGATTATGGACCGGAACAGGGTTCCACTTCATCTATATCCGTGTCAGTTTCTGGAAGGTCCGGGACTTATCACTTAGTTCATATCTCAGAGTTTGCAAAGATGTGTGCTACATATCCTAAACGAGCTGAGGAAGTTGAAAGAGGAACATTCCCTACTGTACCTTTTGACGGGTTTATATTTATTGAATCAACAGCGGAAGGAATGGCTGGGAGGTTCTACGAAATGTTCCAAGAGAACTGGTTGAACCGAGATGATGTTACACCTCAATTATCGCAGGTGCAGTTCTTACCGCATTTTTACAATTGGCAGTACGATGAAATGGAAATGAAAAAGATCTATGAGCCGGTTCCTACTGACAAGATGGAAGTATGTGAAATCGATTGGGGGTCTTATCAGATTGAACATGATCTGACTGATATTGAAATAACATACTATTATATGAAGTGGTTGCAGTTCGGAGGAAAAAATAGTCCGGATGCAATTAAATCTCTGATGCAGGAATACCCTACAACTCAGGAAGAAGCATTTCTTTCTACAGGTCAGACATATTTTTCAACAGCGAAGGTTGCGAAATTATTGGCTACCGCTAAAAAGGGAGAAAACGGAGAATTGGGGTACAGAGATAAAGAGGTAGTGTTTAATCAGGTATCAGGTGGATATTTGGAGATCTTCAAGATGCCGGAAGTTGGAACTAAATATATTATAGGAGGAGATACAGCGGAAGGTTTAGCTCACGGGGATGCTCAAGTTCTATATGTAATAAATCACAAGACCGAAGAATGTGATGCAATTTATCATTCTCATGTAGCTCCTGATGAGCTGGCGACTGAAGCTTATAAATTAGGGAAGTTCTATAACTGGGCTTTGGTTGGAATTGAGGTGAATAAGGATGGACTGTGGGTAAATGATGCTCTGGAAAAAATGGGGTATATTAACCTATACTATAGAAAGAGTTTCGATGATATAACTCAAAAAATAACAAAGTTCTTCGGATGGAAGACTACTTCTGCTACACGACCATTCGCTCTAGCCGCTTTGAAGGCAGTATTCTTTAGAAAAGAGGAAGGATTCCCGGCTCAGATACTGAATGAAATGCTCACTTTTATACGAAATTCGAAGGGAAAACCGGAAGCTATGGATAAAAAACATGATGACTGTTTTGTAAAAGACACTATGATTCTTACTGATAAGGGGAATATCCCTATACAAGATATTAAAGTTGGTGACATGGTTATGACTAGAAATGGTTATAGACCAGTAGAATTTACTAGAAGTAGATATAAACAAGTGGTAAATAATATAGGTCTTAAAGGAACTCCAAATCATTCTATAGTTTCAGCTAAAGATAACTCTAAAAAAGGAGATATTGTGTTGCGTAGTGTAGCAGATAGTGATACACTATATGTATGGAACAACAAAAAACAAACGATAGAGAAATTGTCCTATACAGAGGCAAAAAATATTATAGACACCCAAATTCAAAAAGAAGACAACTTAGGGTGTATTATTGGAGGCATTGTAAGGGGGACAGGTCCCCTGTGGCATTACATAGGCAGATTTGGATTGATAATTTTGGAGAAATATCGAAAGGGTTTGTCATACATCATAAAGATGGCGACCCTCTTAATAACAAAATTGAAAACTTTGAAGCAAAGTCTGCAAGTGACCACGCAAAACATCACATGCGAAAACCAGAAAGAAGAAAGCTTGCAAGTATCACAGCAAAAAAACAAGGGACACGATTGTATGAATCCGGAGCAAAATGGAGGAAAACCAAAGAAGGAATCGAGTTCAACAGACAAAATATCTATGGTTCACTTCACTTTAAAGAACCTAAAGAATTCACTTGCAGAATTTGTAAAAAAGGTTTTGAATCTCAAGTCCGAAATTCGGTATTCTGTTCTGCCAAATGTAGTAATTGGTATTCAAACCATAAAGGGGGCAATTTTAAATATGGTAAAAGTATCATTTGTCCTATTTGTGACATTATTTTTACAGCTGATGTTAATCATCGCAAATATTGTTCTAATAAGTGTAGAAATAAATATAACAATAATAGAGCAGCTAAAAAGAAGAAGGGTTTATAATTTGCAGGTAGCAGATAAGCATGAATACTTTGCGAACAACATACTTGTTTTCAATTGTATCATGGCAGCCAGTATTGGGTATGCAATTCTAGGAGAACAGGAACAATATGTAGCAGGTTCTGGCTCGGAAGGTGATTTTTCTGTCATGAAAGCGATGTTCGGTGAGGAAAGTGGACAGATGAATCACTAATTCACACAAAAACTTGCATTTTATTTCGAGATAGCCCATAATTAAGACTATAAACTTAATTTTTAAAAGAAAAATGTCTAAAACTACACTAAAAGGCGACAAAGAAACAATAGACTTCATCGAAGAGAAGAAACGAGAGATGAAAAAGTCCCAGTATAGGCAAAAATTCGATGCACTAGCTGCGGAAATTAACCAGAATCTTATGGCTACAGCAGTTAGCTATGGGAATAAACTATATGAGAAAAGCGGGTGGGGATCTATGGTATTCTATAACAAGATGGCGAGCGGAGCTTACGATATAAATGTATACCCTCAGAAAGTAACTGATAGAGACAAAAATAATTCCGGAGTACCTGTTTCACAGGAACCAATAGCTTTCTCAAAAATAATGATCGCAACTTCTGTACTAGCAGGGAAACTTCCTGATGGAAAAGTAATAGCTGACGATAAAGTTTATGGAAAAGCTATGTACGAACTATGGAAGAGAAACTGGTCTATGACTGGAGGAAATGGTTCTAATACATTAATGTTGACTTACCAAAATCTATTTACCTACGGGTGGGCGGCTTGGAGAGTTTATCCACGAAGAGTTCAAGTTAAAAGAAATGGAGTTGATAAGATATTGTTCGATGATATATATAGAGAACCTTTAGAATGTACTCGAACTTGGATGGGAGTTGGATTCAATAATGGAGATGTATGGTCGCAGACTGAAGTCTATTACGAAAAAGATATGCCGAAGGAAGAATTTTTCGAGATGTATCCGGAAGCTAAATCACGAACTAACAAAAAGAAACTCGAATACTGTTCTGTTTCAGATGAAGCTAAAGATGAAAATAGTGAGAAAGTTCAAACCAGTGTAACGATTGGTTACTATGAGAATGTACTAATGAATAGGTATGTTGTTACATGTGGAAAAATGAAAATCTACGATGGAGAACTTCCAAACGATGGATCTCATGGATCAGTTGTAATTGCAAGATGTTTCATGAAGAACATGAACGACCCTCATGGAGTTGGACTTTACGAAATGATGCGAGGTAATACAGCTATTTATACATATGTAAATTCACTGAATGCACAACAAGTAGAAGCTGAGATCTTCCCATTGCTATTCGGAGCTCAAGTACAGAAT